TCTGTTACAGAAACAGGAGAGGGTTTACATATCGGAGATACAGGTGAAAAAGAAAAAGAAAGAGAAAGAATAGCTGCAGAAGAGAGGGAAAAATATGATAGAATTAAATGGGGCACTGATGATAAAATAAAAATGCCTCATCACACAGGTCATCCAAGACCTGAAATAAAAAAAGAAGAGCCTGCAGTTAGTCCCCCTGTAGAAATACCCAGACTTCCCGGTTTTGGTGAAGGTCTAGATAGAGATGAATTAAATAAACCACAAATATTTTATACTAAGAAGGTAAAAGACATACAGGACCCTAAGGCAAAACAGATAGTAACTGAAGTTTTAGAAAAACAAAAGAAAGAGATTCCTAAGTTAAAAACTAAAGAGGATTACGAAAAGTTTATTCGAGGTATTGAAGATGTTAAAGTAAATACAAAGTATAAACCGGTTATATTAAACAAAGAGTATCTTAGCGTGTTAAAAGAGTATACAAAAAAATTTCATGATTCAAATATAAAAAACGCTTCAACCAATCTACCTATTGAGGGAACTACTTTGTCTGACAGATTAAGGGCTATAGGTTTTAAGGGTAAAGGAAATATACAAACTCTTTCCGTTGAACAGGGAACTTTATCTCTTACCGACGCTTTAAATGATTTGCAAAATAATAATGAAGAGAGTGTGATGGAAATCAACGAGAGGCTAGAGAATTCAGGGGTCAGTAAAAATGATTATGCCCATTTAGGTGATATTGGCAATCTTATAGGAATGGATGGTTCAAACGCGGATCAGAGAAATGCTTTAGGCAAAATAATACGAACCTTGGGTGTAAAAAAAGAAGGGGACAGTAAAAGAAGTAGAATAGATGTAGGAGATTTTTTAGAAAAAATTAATTTTTATGCTACCAAAACAAGAAAGAATGTTAGTGGGGAGGGAGAGGAGCGTTATAAGATATATAAAGCTCAATTAGACATAATTAATCCTGGTTTAAGAACCGTACACAGCAACGTAAGAAATCATATACGAAGAAAATTAGATGATGCTGGTCTTAAACTAAAAGATGAGAAGGGCAATACTATCCCCCTAGGAGAGGATACAGGACATGTTGAATCTCTTAAACTGATCTCTAATTACCCAGATGAATTTAAAGGCTCGAATGCCAAGAGCCTGCAAACTAACGTAGACCAAGATCCTGTAGTTAATCGAGACATTTTGGTAAATCGGGGATATCATTCCACTAATGAAGGAATCCTTAAAGATTTTAAAGACAAGAAGATTACCATTACAGAAGTCAACGAGAGATTAAAAGCGAATCATGATAGAATTGTAGAAATCATTCAAGAGACGGCAAAGGAATTGCCTCATTTTAAAAATCAGGAAAAAAGAATTGCTTTATTACAAATGAATAAAAATGGAGTTATAAACGCTGACATGAGCACCGTAGATAAAAATTATATCTCTGGAAACATTAATAAAATAAATCCTAAGGCCACTAAAGTATCAGATTTATCTAAGGAGGAAAAAGCACAATATGTAAGTAACATAGTGGATCAATATGTGGACAATGCTTCTAATTTTTTAACTCAAATGAAGGATGACGCAGGGAATCCCACTTATTCCCGAGAGGAAATAAATGATTTTCTGGATATGTTTTATACACCTGTAGGATTAGGAAAAAAACAATATCGGATTCAAAGGAATAAAGGGGGATCGATATATGGTAAATACGCGAAACAAGTCGCAGGTATATCCTAAGACCTGGCTCTTGGCGCCTGAATCAGGACCCACGCCTCAAGGCTTGAATATTAACTATAATACTGTTAAAACAACGCAGGAGAAAAGAAAAAATGGCAGACAAAATCGACAAGTCCTTAACACAAGGACCCAGAGGAAAAGTCACCGTTCCGGGTGAAGAAGAAATTCAGGAAGCGGCACAAGAAGTTGCAGTAGACGAGCAACAAGCACCAGGGCCTGTAGAGACAACAGAAAATGAAGATGGATCAGTTGAAATTAATTTTGATCCTAACGCCGCTTCACCAGAAGGTGGCGATGAGCATTATGCAAACTTAGCAGAATTTTTACCAGATGATGTTTTAGGACAACTAGGATCTGATCTTTCTCAAAAATATATGGACTACCAAATGGGTAGAAAAGATTGGGAAAGAACTTATACAACAGGATTAGATTTATTAGGTTTCAAATACGATATGCGTACGGAACCTTTCCAAGGAGCGAGTGGTGCCACTCACCCAGTATTAGCAGAAGCTGTAACACAGTTTCAAGCATTAGCTTACAAAGAATTATTACCAGCCGATGGGCCAGTTAGAACAGCTGTGATTGGAGCACCGAATCCAGAAAAACAACAGCAGGCTCAAAGAGTTAAAGATTTTATGAATTACGAGCTCATGGAGAAAATGAAAGATTATGAGCCAGACTTTGATCAAATGCTATTTTATTTACCTTTAGCAGGGTCAGCTTTTAAAAAAGTTTATTACGATGAACTTGAAGGAGAGCCAACATCAAAGTTTGTACCTGCAGATGATTTGATTGTACCGTATACTGCTACCTCATTAGAAGATGCGGAAGCAATCATCCATCGGGTAAAGGTTTCTAAAAATGAATTAAGAAAACAACAAGTCGCTGGCTTTTATAGAGATATAGAGTTAGGCCAACCGAGAAATGTTGAAAACGACGTAGAGAAAAAAGAAAGAGAATTAGAAGGACAAAGAAAAACTCAAGATGATGATGTTTATACTTTGTTAGAGTGCCACATTAATTTAGATCTTGAAGGCTTTGAAGATACTGATGAAGAGGGGGAGCCGTCTGGAATTAAAATACCTTACATTGTAACAGTTGAAGAAGCGACTAGAAACGTATTAGCTATTAAACGAAATTATGAAATTGGGGATCCAAAGAAAAATAAAATCGACTATTTTGTCCACTTTAAATTTCTACCTGGACTAGGGTTTTATGGTTTTGGATTGATTCATATGATAGGTGGTTTATCAAGAACTGCAACTGCAGCTCTTCGTCAACTACTGGATGCGGGTACGCTCTCCAACTTACCCGCAGGCTTTAAAATGCGTGGGATTAGAATTAGAGACGACGCACAATCTATTCAACCTGGAGAGTTTAGAGACGTAGATGCCCCTGGTGGAAACTTAAAAGATTCATTTATGATGTTGCCATTTAAAGAACCATCGGCAACATTATTAAACTTAATGGGTATTGTTGTTCAAGCTGGCCAGAGATTTGCATCAATTGCAGATTTACAAGTTGGCGATGGTAATCAACAAGCAGCAGTTGGTACAACAGTTGCATTATTAGAACGTGGAAGCAGAACAATGTCCGCTGTTCATAAAAGAATTTACTCTTCCTTAAAATCTGAGTTCAGATTATTAGCAAGAGTATTCAAGCTATATCTACCACCGGAATATCCGTATGACATTGTTGGGGGTCAGAGAATGATTAAACAAGCAGACTTTGATGATCGGGTGGATATATTGCCAGTTGCTGATCCCAACATCTTTTCTCAAACTCAGCGTATTTCCCTTGCGCAAACAGAGTTGCAGCTGGCAACCTCAAATCCGCAAATCCATAATTTGTACCAGGCTTATAGAAATATGTATGAAGCATTAGGTGTAAAAGATATTGATACGTTATTAATTAAACCTCAACCACCACAACCCCTGGACCCAGCTTTAGAAAACATTATGGCTTTATCTGGAAAACCTTTTCAAGCTTTTCCTGGTCAAGATCATAGAGCTCACATCACTTCGCATTTAAATTTCATGGCAACTAACATTGCAAGAAATAATCCGATGGTTATGGCCTCTATGGAGAAAAACGTTTTTGAACATATTAGTTTAATGGCTCAAGAACAGATAGAATTAGAGTTCCCTCAGGAACTAGCACAGATAGCGCAAATGAGTCAGATGGCACAACAGAATCCACAGTTGCAACAACAAGTAATGCAGATGTCTCAAAAGATTGAAGCAAGAAAAGCTGTCTTAATTGCGGAAATGATGGACGAATTCATGAAGGAAGAAAAATCAATCACTTCTCAATTTGATAATGATCCAATTGCTAAGTTAAGATCTAGAGAATTAGACCTTAGAGCAATGGATAATCAACGTAAAAAAATTGAAGGACAAGAAAAAATTAATCTTGATCGTATGAAAGCGATGATGAATCAACAAGAACATGATGACAAACTTCAACAAAACGAAGAATTGGCTAAAATGAGAGCTGATACTTCAATTGAGAAGACAATACTTAGTAAAACTATGCCAAATGTGGATAAATTGATACCAAGTGTTGAAATTGAAAAGTACAAAGGAGAAAACCGATGAGTCTAAACATCAAAAAAGCGATAAAAAAACCTGGAGCGCTAAGAAAATCTCTAGGAATTAAAAAAGGTAAGACAATACCGGCCTCAAAGTTAAAAGCAGCTGCTAAGAAACCAGGAAAACTTGGACAAAGAGCACGATTTGCTATAACATTAGGCAAACTAAGAAAAAAATAAGGAGAACACATGGCTGATAAAGTTTATCCGGATAAAGCATTGGATATTAATAAAGATGGTTACCTAAAGGGTGGCATTGATATTAAAACTCCAGGTCAAAATTTGGAATGGGACACTAGAGCTGAAACTTGTGCCGATGGAATACAAAAAAACGTTATTCCAACTGGTAATGTAGTTGAGGTTAAAGGTACTAGAAGAATGCTTAAGTCTAAAAGTAAAAAAGCTACTTGGTACTAATCTAATGGCTTGGTTTGGTTTAGCAAAGATGGCTTTGCAAGCTGGCACGCATATCTATAAAAAAAGACAAGAGACAAAGATGGCGATGGCAGATGCACAGCATATGCACGCGTCTAAGATGGCTCGCGGGGAGACAGAATACCAGGGCAAACTTTTAGAAGCGCGTCAAGCAGATTATAAGGACGAGGTCGTTTTGGCGATTCTCACACTCCCAATTTTGGTGCTTGCCTGGGGAGTTTGGTCGGACGATCCGGCGGCTATGGAGAAGATAAAAGTGTTCTTTGAGCATTTCCAAGCGCTTCCCCAATGGTTTACAAATTTATGGATCCTTGTATGTGCCAGTATTTTTGGTATAAAGGGAACACAAATATTTAGAAACGGTAAAAAATAAGGTAGACAACTATAATTAAAAACAATATAAATACATTAAGGAGAAAATTATG